CGCGGGTGCTACAACTTCTCCTGTTCCCAAATGCTATACGTCAGAACACGTTGGAACGCCTTGTAGTCGGCGTCATACATTTCGTTTTCACTCTGGAAAATGTTTTCCAGTGCAAAGCCCTGCATTGCCCGTATGACCGCATCGCGCAGCACGCGCACCTGCACGTAGTCGTGCGCCCATACGTCTATCTGCATGTGCGAGTTGACCAAGCCGCTCGACCCACACAACGAACTCTCGGGTGCAGCATACACCATCGCGTACCGCACGCAAGGCAGCGCGGCGTCCTGCGGCACAATCACCGGGTACACGCGCACGCTTTGCGGCAGCGCGGCAACCAGCGCAGCGTACAGCAGCGGCTCGACGTTGCGGGCGGTCACTAGGGTTTCCTCGCACGGTTGGGGTACTTCTTCAACGCACGGTCAGCGGCGCGCATCACCGCCTTCATGGTGTTGGCGTTGATCTCGCCGGTGGCCTGCCCCCGGTACTGCAAGAACGCGTCGGCAAGGAACGGCCGGGGCGACGTGCCCTTCTTCAAGCCGAAGTGCACGATCCACCAGTAGTACGGATTGTTTTCCTTTTTCATGCGCGGGTTGCTGCGCACGCCCACCGTGTAGCCAAGGTGCTGCCCGTTGCGAATCTTCTTGTACGCGATCTGCTTGATAAGCAAGCCCGTGCGCCGCACGCCCATGGCTTCAGCGTTGGCGCGGGCCATCTTGCGAATGGTGCGCGCCGCCTTTGCGGTGCCTTGGTACGCGACGTGCTCAACCTCTTTCATGGTGCGCAGTTCACGCAGGCGCTGCCGCAATTCCGGAATGCCGGACACAATGGTGTTGAGGCCGCTAACGCCCATCGCGCGGCCCCATGCCAGTGCGGCACATCAGCTCAACCACCGAGTGCTCAGGGTTTACCATGACGGAGGTTATTTCGTACACGTTGCCGCTTTCGACTTCGAGCAGCCGGCAGCGGGGGGTGGGCGTGGTGCCGTCGCGCGGCACCCAGCGAATCGTGATAAGGTTGTCGGCCGAGTCTTTGAGCATGGCCTGCGCGGCCCACTCTTTACCCGACAGCGGCTCGCGGTAGCCCCACAGCATGCGCTCTTCCCACGCGACAAGCTCCGCGCCCGTGCCGTCCTGCGCTACGATGGGGCGGCCCAGCACGAAACGCTCGCGCAGTGTGCCGGCGCGGATGTTGCGCTTCATGTCGTCCAGTCCACGCGGTGCGGCGCCAGCAGCGCATTGGCCGCCGGGTTGGGTGCGTAGATGGAGCCGACCACGCCCGCCTCGCGGTTGGCGAAGGAGTCGGCAAGGTACAGCAGCGCCGCCTGCACCACGTCGGCCGGCGGCGCACCGCGCGGCCCCACCGTGTACTTGATCCACACACTGCCGTTGGCGTCGCCTTGACCAGCAGCGGGCCAGTTGAAATAAAACGCGGACGCGCCGTTGTACCCACTGCGCAGTGCAACCCCCTCAAACGTCTCCGTAGTCTTCGCCGTAACAAACGAGGCTTCGTACGACAGCACCGGCGACAACTCGGCGTAGAAGCGGCGCCCTTCCGGAATACCAATCGCAAGGCTGGCTTGATATTCGTTATAGTAGATGCCCAGCGTCAACTCGCGCTGGGTAAACGCGCGGCCGGTGTGGCGTTCGCAGCGGGCCACGGCGGCGTCGAGCATTTGCAGGATTGTCGTGTCTTCGTCGTCATGCAGCACGCGCAGGTGCGCCTTGGCAAGTTCAAGCGTGAACGTCTGATCCGGAATCATGGCCGCACCTTGGGGATGGTTGGCGCCAACGTGTCGCCGCCGATTTGCTGGCTGACGGTGCTCGACTCGTTGGCGGTGAGGTCGCCCTGCGTGCCAGCAGCACGCACGCCTTCGCTGCTGGTAACGATGATGTCGCTGCGGCACCAGAAGATACACGCCGGCAGCACGCGCGCCATGAGCAACGCACGCGGGTGGGGCAGCGCCATGGTGGCGTTGTCCACGCGGAGCTGCTCCTCGGCAAGCGCCGGGTTGATGGCACAGCCGGCGGTGCACGTGCAGCCGACAACCAGCAGGAGTAGGAGCAGCGTCTTCATGGCGTGGCCGGCGGGCTGTGGTCGATGGCGTCGATGTGCAGGACGTTTGCCGCCGCGTCCCAGCGCACCGCAAGGTAAGCACCTTGACGGATCCACGTATCGACAGCGGTGACCAGCACCGGGTTTTGATTGTTGCCGTTTCTTACCGTGCCGTAGCCGGTCAGGTCGGGCGACTTGTGCTGTACGTGCAGTTGTTGACGCGCGCCCTGCTGGATACCACCGGGGTTCGTAGTGGGGTCATACGGCTGGAAGTTGTAGCCCGGCCCCCACTCCGGCTTGATGTGCCACACCGCCCCATCGTACAAGTTGTCGGATACCGCGTTGTCGGCATCGCCAAGCAGCAGAGTCGTGTAGAGCTTGCCGTCAGCAGCAGGGAAATCATTCACGACAAAGACGGGCACGTAGGTGGGCGCGACGGCGCCCTCGAGCGTGAGCAGCCGGCGTTCTATTTCAGCGAGCCATTGAACGATGCTGCCATGCTGCACGATGGTGCCGCGCGGCCCGAGCTCGGCGTCCACTTCCGTAATCCACGCACGCAGCGCGAGGAGCTCCTCCGAGGATGCGCCTCCGCCGCCTCCGCCGGCACTCGCGGCTGCGGAAAACGAAAGCATGGGGACGAACCCATCTCCGATGCGCTCGCAGCGCCCTGCCGTTTCGCACACGAGGAGCGACGCGCCGAAGCGCACCACGTCGCCACGCGAGTAGCTGACGCCCATCTCCCACGGGCCACGGAATTGACCAATGGGCACGCCCTCGCTGCTAGCGCGATCCAACAGCATGTCCCGCAAGACGTCCGGCCACGCGACCTGCTGCACCACGCCATCGGACAGCTCGATGAGCAGCCCGGAATCATCCGACAGGATGCGCTCAATCGAACGCCCCGGAGGGCCGACGATGGATTCCCCATCCGCCCCCCGTTCTCCGCGTTCCCCGCGCTTGCCCTGCTGCCCGCGATAGCTGAGAATTTTGTGCCTGTCGCCACGCACCACGAAAACGGTGAAGTCCTTGACGTAGACATCCCCGTCCACGTACTCGCGGGTCGCATCGAACGCTCCGCAATCGCGCATGCCGGCGCGACCGATCCGCACCCAGTCGTCGCTCACGCCGGGCTCGCCCGCCGTGTCGCGAAGGGCGCGGAAGAATTGACCGAGGTTGTGCTGGACGGTCACGCCCTCACGATGCACGCTGCCGACTTCCCAGACGGGCGAATCGATGCCCGCGCCGTCGCGTCCCGCGTCCCCCTTCTCGCCGACAGGGCCGGGCGGCAACGGGATCGTGAGCGACTCGCCGGAGTCGAAGATGAAGGCGGCTTCCAGCCCGTCCGCGCTGACCTCGACCGACCGAATCCGGGGGGCGTCACGCCCGGGCTCGCCGCGCTCGCCCTGCGGCCCCACAGGACCCGCTACACCGCGCGTACTTTCAATGAACGATGGGTCCCCCTTCAATTCAAGAGCAATCGCTTGTGGGGGCGTATACGGGGCCGGTGGCCCCTGTTCGCCGGGGGGTCCGGGGGGTCCCTGTTCGCCCTGTGGGCCGGGCATGCCTTTTTCGCCCTGCGCGCCCTGTGGGCCACGTTCGCCCTGTGGGCCGACCGGGAGCAGGAGGCGCGTCACGTCGCCATTGCTCAGTACGATCCGCGCGGCGGTCGGGTCGTCCTGCGTGACCTCGACGATGCCCACGCCATCGACCCCACGTTCGCCCGGGACGCCTTGCGGGCCGGGGAGCTGGGTCGTGCTGATAAGCGAACGCGTCTCCTCGATCCGCTCCTCAATCTCCGCGCGCTGCTCGCGAATGAAATCCGCGACCGCGCCGATGAGCGCCTTATCCATTTGCCATGGCCTTCCGTAGGGCGAGAAGCATTAGGCCGCGGGACTCGTCCTCGCTCGGCGGAGCGGGCGCAGGAGGGGGCGGCGGCGTGGGCTGCGCGTCGGTGTCCGCTATCGGAACCATCTGCGCCTGCATACGCGGCACGTCCCCGCCATCGACCGGGGAAAGGCCTTCATACAGGCGCGCTTCGTTGATTGTCCAAATGCCCGTCTGCACGCCGCGCGAGAGCGACTCGATGCGCGCCCGCATATCGATCCGAAGCAGGGGCGCCGGGTCGAACTCGATATGCTCGTCGGGCGGCAGGCCGAAAAACTTCTCGAGGCTTTGCTCGAGGTTTTCAAGCAACGAGCCAAGGCCGATGGCGAGCCAATGACCGATGAGCTGCTCGACGTTCTGGAGCGTCGCCTTCGAGAGGTCGCCAATGATGGGGAGCGGCACGCCGTAGACGCGCGCTATGTCCTCGATGCTCAGGCGCTGCGCCTCCACCAGCTGCGCGTCCTGAGACGAGATCGACAGGGGCTGAAACTTGAGGCCGCTGGCGAGGATCGGCAGGCCGCCCTGCGCCCACAGCTTCGACTGATCGTTGAACGCGTCCCGCAAGGTGTTGATCTGGGCACGCGTGAGGTTCGCATCGGTCGACAGGATGCCGCTCGGCCGGGACATCCTGTTGAAGAATGCCGCCTGCGATTGCGACAGCGCGACATTGACGCCCGCGGCGAGCGCGGCCGCCTTGATCGGGCTCTCGCCAATCAACGGGTGGCGAGGCGTGTGCGTGCGGAAGTGCCACGCGTTGCGCGCCGGCACGAGGTAATCGATGGCCCCGGGCGCAAGCGGGTTGCCGTTCGCGCTGACGGAATAAAAGATCGCCCGAGACTCGGGCTCGATGAGAGGCGACCACGTGCCGCGCGGCAGACGATGCAAGGCGGTGACGTTGCCTGCCTCGTCCGTCTCGGCAACGGACAACACCTCGCCGTCGAACTTCTCGGCGGCGATACAGTTGCCGACGTACTGCGCCCACGACTCGTAGCCGTTGGGCGAGCGGAAAATTCGCGACGGCACGCCGTCATGGATTTTCTTGCGCCCGCCGTCGCGCGCTTCCTTGAAATGCTTGGGCTCGCATTGGGACGCCGCGTTCTTGTAGGCGTCAACGCTCGCATAGCACGCCGGGATGTGCCGCGCGGCGTGCGGGCCGAGCAGCAGGGACAAGTCGCGCTGGTACCCGTCCTCGATTGGCCCGAGCTGAAACACCGCGCCGCTCGGGGCAACGCCGCTGAATGGGCCACGCCACGAGCCCTCCGCCCCGAAGAGCGACCCTACCCAGCTCTTGAGGCGAGACGGGAGCGGGCGCACGTCACTGACCCCTGCTCTTCTTCGCGACGATCTCGCGGGTGTTGTAGGTCTTGGGCGTTTCGGCCTCGACCGGCTCGGGCTCGGGCGCGGGCTTGGGCGCCTTCAGCGCGCGGTCCGTTTTGATTACCGGGCGCATGGCGAGCGCACCCTTGCGCGGGTCCTGCGCCTTGCCTGCTGAGATGAGCGACTTCGCGAGGGCCGGGTCGCATTGAACGAAGCCGGTCACGAAGTTGAGTTCTTGGATGGGCGTCGGGGCCCAGATCATCACCTTGGTCATGCTTCCTCCTGTGGGGATCGGGGACAACGCGCCGAGCGCGTCGCCCCCTTTCCGTTACGCATGAACTACCAAGCAACGCCGGTGATGGTCTGCACGGCGCCGTCCGGACGAAGCACCGTCCAATCCACCTCCCACAGCGCGCGGAGCGCGGCGGAGTTGGTTTGATACAGCGAGCGCACGGGATGAGCCGTGACCGGCGTGCCCGCGTTGTCCACGATGGGCAGCGGGGTGGTGTCTTCCTCGTGGATCGTCGCGACCTCGGTGCCGAGGAAGCGCGGAGCGCCGCCGGCGAACGAGACTTCGGACGCGTCAACGAGGTAAACGATGTCCGCCGGGACGCTCACCGACGTGACCACCGGGATGCCGAGCAGCGTGCCGTTCGCGGCTTCCGGGAACAGGAACGTGCCGACCGCGGTCATGGTGAGCTGCACGCCGTAGAGGCGGGCAGGGTTCATGATCCATACCGGGCGGCGGCCCATGTTCTTGCTGGTCATCTGCGCCACGCGGTCGCGCAGGTCCTTCACGATATTGACCGCGTCCTGACCGCTCGTCGCGCTCGCGGCGGTGTTGTTGCCGGTCGCGTAGGTTTGCAGGCCAGCGGGCTGGATGGCGGTGCCGGCGGTGGCCGACAGGAACGCCGTGTCCAACGCCTCGGCCGTGTCGGCCACCATTGCGTCACGGATCACGCTCTCGATGCTCGGGGTCGAACGCTCGAGCGGCTCCATCGTGAACGTGCCGATGACTCCGAGCGACTTGGGCGTGAGCGACTTCGAGGTGAGCGCCAGCGCGCCAACGCGGATCGGCGCGCCCTCGGCCCGGAATGCCCCGGCGAGGTTCTTGGCACCGGCCGCACGCGACGGCACCTTGATGGACGCGAAGCCGGCGAACTCGTGCCGGTTCATGGGGATGCGCGGCACGACCGACTCGGGACGCAGCAGGTCCATGAAAGCGGCGTAGGACTCGCGCGTCAGCTCTTGCGCCCAGCCGGCGACGTTGGTCATGGCGGGGTTCTGCGCGGCCTTTTGCGTCATGAGCGCGACGGCCTTGGTGGCCTC